CATCCTAGGATCATTCTCACGCATAAAATTGTTGTCTACAGATGCCATCTGGGTATTAGCCTGATCGCGGTAGTAAGCATCACGTTGCTCTGTAAACTCAATAGGTGTTTTGCAAAGCAGCAGACCACCAATCTCAATGCTATCGGGGAAGCGCAGAGACTGCCCTCCCATCAATTGCACTTCAGGATGATCCGATGCCTTCACAGGTTCCCAGCCCTCTCGTAACTTGGAAGATATGTTAATGGCGTCAGCAGCACCAAGCGTACTCAATCGAATCCAACGAAATCCATAACCCGGCTCTGGATTGGGTTCTGGCAGCAGTTGAGGGGGCGACCATTTTTTGGGGCGCTCAACGGTAGATCGCGTTTCAAGATCACGACTTGGGGGACGGCCTAATTTAACTTCATTCATTTTCATTTCCTCGCTTGTTCTTCCGCAACCTTACGAGCATAGAGTTCCAATGGAACTCCAAGCCGTTTGGCGATGTTCACCTGTGTCTGAGACAGTACGATCTTTCGAGGCGCTGCACTTCTCGTAGCAGGTGCTACGTTTGATTTTCTAGATGGAGTTGGCGCATCCATCTGTTTCTCAGACTCAAACTCATCTGGAAACACTTGCTTCAATCGAGAGTTTAACCTCTCGTAATACTCTTCGGACTTTGGATCAACTCCAGATTTAACTAGCTTGGTGTGGAGTCCAAGGGCAAAGCTAGTCATCTCATCATCAGCACCGAACCATTTATTCTTGTCCTGCCACGCCAACGCTTTGTGGTCAATTGGTGCAGCAGGCGCTACTTGGGGTGTTTGTACACTAGTTTCTTCCACTTGTAAAGTGGGCGCTTTGTAACTATTTACCCGATCCGCCTTGATTTTGGCCGAAGTTAGCTCATCCTGTGCATTAACTACAGCGTCGGCATCACCCGACTCATAAGCCTCTTTATACTTCTTTTTCGCTGCGTCAACCTCGCTACTAACTACCCTTTTGGCCTGTTCCAGTAGCGCGTGCTGATTAGTATTAAGAGAACCCTTCAACTGTCTGTTTTCCGCAACAATTGTCTGGGCAACCCGGATAGCTTCGTCTTTTTCCCGTAGCGCAGCTTCTGCCCTGCGCCGCTCTTCGTGGTATCCCTTGGTGAAGTGCTTGATACGATTTTTAACGCTGTCGTCGTATTTGGAAAGCTCATCCTCGGTCATATCCTTAGGCGGCTCATCCATTGGCTTACGCCCACGATCCTGTTCTGGGGTATCGTCTACTACCTCAATCTCTTCGGCTTCAGGCTCTACTACCCTACTACCCACCCTAGAAGCTTTAGCCTCTATTTCATCAGGAAATTCAAACTCAGTTTTTTCCATATTGCCTCCTATACGCGAGTGATGCCACGTGGGTCTTGAACAACGGCTTCTACAGAGTCATCATTGATGATCCTGAATTCCTGCCCATGAATCTTCATCCGGGTTCCCGTATTGGGACGTACCAGAATAAAGTCGCCTGTTTTACAGGATGGCCCACTAGGGAACCGCTTTTCATCCTTGAAAGCATCTGGCCCTATCTTGATGACAAACAGTACTGGGGATAGAAGCTCCTCAAACTGCATGGTCTGTCCAGACTTCAGTAGTCCGTTGTCGTACTTGTCATCAGCTTCCGGTAGAACGCACAGGATGTGATAGGTAGCGGGGTCTGGAATCTGCTTGGCCTTTTCTTCCGCGCTTCCGGGCAACACGGATACAGGGCCAGTAGGGTCTAGCGATTGTCCAATTAAAAGCTCACTCGTCATCTGAAGTCTCCAATCTCTTACGCAGGTCTTGAATGTCTGATTTTGCAAGGTTAAGACCGTAAAGAACCCCGCACATCCTTTGGTACTCACCAAAGTCCTTACAACCGCCGCTGGAGAGCGCGTCGATCATATTGTCCCTATGTTCATTGAGCTTCTTATCAATAACTTCTAGTTCAGTCATTTGCTTCCCTCTCGCTCATTCTTAGACGCTGCCATTTGCTGAGCGCGTTGTTTTGCCGCCTGTTCTGCATGGGTAAGTTTTTGGCGGTGAGCTTGGTTTTGCTGGATCACTCCTTGGGTATGCACCTGCCCTCCGTGAGCCATGCCTTGTTGGTGGGTCTGCTGCTGCTGTGCTAGTTCTTGCTGGTGCTTCTGCTGCATCATCTGCATCTGCGCCTGTTGCTGGGCCATCTCCTGCTGGTGGCGTTGGGCAATCATCTGGGGAGATTCACCACCCTTCATAGCCAACTCATCCTGCTTTAACCGTAACTCGGCCTGCTTAATAGCCAAGTCCCCGTCAACCTTCTTAGCTTTAGTCTGCGCCTCTTGGCCCTTAATCTGAAGCTCTGCTTTCTGAAGCTGCACCATCGGGTCTTCCGCTTGTTGCTGTGCTTGCGCTTGCTGTGCTTTAGCCATATTAAGTTGCAGTAGCTGTGTAGATGCCGCAGCAACCAGACGCGATAGTTGCACTTCAATGTTCTCTGGGAGCTTCTCGCCCGGAGGTGGCAACGGTACACCTAACTGTTCTTCAATCTTAGCCCTGTAAGAGAACGCCAAATGCTCGGCTAGGTGTGCTTGAATTGCCGCGCCCATTTGTTGCGCCATAGGACTCTGCCCTATCTGTTGGGCAATCATCGGGTCTTTCATAAAGGAAGTGTGAGCAGCGATATGTGCATCTTGATCCTGATACATGAATGCTTTGGTTGGCTCACCTTTTAGGAAGCCCATGTTCTCCGTAATAGGATCACGTGGAACCTCATCATCCTCTGTTGGTACTAACTTCTCGGCATTCTTGATACCCAGCACCTCAATCATCTGCCTATGCAGTTGTGGCAAGTCATAAATCTGCGGAGCACCTTGGGCCAACTGAATGACAGCTTGGTACTGCATGATCCGCTGAGCCATCGTAGAGCTATTGGGATCGCTTACTGGAATGACTTCTACCATGTCGTAGTCGGACTGCTTAGCCCCCCGATTTCCGCTCTGCGGGTCGTACTCATACTCCACCGGGGCGTAGTCCCGAATGATGTTCTTCAACAGCTTAAACTCCTGCTTCATAGCGTAGTGAACCCGTGCTTGTACGGCACTCATCACCTTTAACTGGCGTTCAAGGATAGCTAGCGTTGTCCCTACTGGGGAGTTGGCAGACATATCGCTGATCTTCATGTCCGCAATAGAACCTAATCTGCGCCCTTCATCTGTGATCCGCTCCAACAACCCCGCCAAAACCTGTGATGGCTCCTTGTATGGAAGAGGCATAATGTTGTCACGCACTGTGCCTGAAGCCACATCTACGTCCCGAAATTCACCCGGAGCTATCGGAGTGTCATCACCCTTGATCCGCAGCCCCCTAGACTTCAAACCACCGGGGAGGTTACTCAGTGTGCCAGCGTCCACTAGCTGTCTAATAAGGCTTGTACCCGCCCGTGCGTACCCACCGATCAGGTGAACAAAACCAAACCCGTACGCACCAAAGCCCGGAATGTAGTCGTACTGGACAAAATGCTGGCGCTTGAGCCTTAGGGTATCATCTTCGTGCCAATTTCGGTAGATCGACAGAACCTTGTTAGTCCCCTTATCTATACTGATAACATATGGAAGTGCAATACCCTTCTCATCCTCATACCCCGGAAGATCGTAATCTACCTGAATTTCATAAATCTGGTATCTATCATCTTCTGTCAAGGAGTAGCCCTGCCCCTCAGCCTTCTTCTTCTCAACGTCTGTGTGTACTTGTACAGGCTCCCCGAGATCAATGTCTACGTAAAACCCTGCCACCTGCAGCTTCTTAACATCGTTCTTGGTCTTGCGCATCGTATGCGTAACCCGCTCGGCAGTCCGCGCCCCGCTTGACCCGTAAGGAATCACGATATCCTCGGCGGGAATAAACACCGAAGTCTGCCGCCCCAAGCTCGGGTCGTAGTACACCTTCTTAAACGCTGCACCTGCCAGCCCTAGATTGAATAGCATCCGCTCATGCTCTGGGCGATACTCAGGCATCTCCTCGGTCAGCTTGTAGTTCATGTCCTCACGAACTCGCTCCGCAGCTTGTTCTTTCAGTCGGTCAATAGCTCCAATAATCTCAGTTTTAACTGGCCCTGCGGAGGGAAACGTCTCAATGATTGTCTCGCTTTGGAACCGTACTGCTGCTTCGGTAAGGACTGTGGAATACACCCCGCAGGCTCCGTTCCACGGCTCAGTCCTCTCCTCGTACTTCATCCCCAGCACCTCTAGCCCTCGCACAAACATCTCTACCCAGTCCTTGCGGGAGTTAATGTCTGCATCGACCAAACTCATAAGATCGCCTGCGACACTAGCCAACTCGCTGTCGTCCATAAACTCGGCAAGGTTAGAGTCAAACTCCTCTCCTTCATCACCCTCATCTGGCATTAGGTCAATCTCAAGCCCGTCTATCCCAATCTTTACACCTTCAGGATTTACAATCTCAATCTCTATATCTGCCCCTCCAGCCATGTCATCAGCACCCAGTCCCAGCGGCGCTTGATTCAGAGCCTTGTCTATGTTCGTAGCCATGTTGTATCCTTAGTGTTCGGGGTTCAGGTCAATAATACGAAGCGCGTCGGCCAGACTTAAAGTATCTGATAGGCTCAGCCTCATCCGTTGGTAGACGAAGGAACCCACCCTGACGAAAGCGCATCAAAGCTAAAGTAGTGGCATCCACCAAGTCATCGTGCTCCCCAGAGGGGAACGCAGCAATCTCATCGACAAGCTCTTCAGCCCACCGAGTCTGTGGAATCCATACCTTTCCAGACGCAATTATGTCTGATACTGCGTTCAGTCGGGCAATTTTATCCTGCCCCTTCCCCGGTGTGTATTCCTGCACAGGTATACCCATCGCACGCAACTCATAGATCAGCGGAGCGCCAGTTGCCTTTTTCTCAATCAGCATCCCATCTGGCTCCCACTCGTTGTACTCTTTAAGTACATCGCGCTTTAAATCTACCCACTCCACCCGCTTCTTGTAGGTGTTGAGCAGGATAATATTCGGCAGGTTGTGATCCTCATTAGCATAAAAGATACCCCATGTCGTCCCAGCGGAGTAGTCGGCCCTCTGGTTTTTTTCAAACGCGGTGTCCCAAGTCTGCAAAACGTAGTCACATTTTGGTGGTTCCGGGTGCTCCCATATCTTCCACCAGTCTCGTTTGACGATAGCTGACTCGTTACCTATGGGGTTTTGTTGGTACTGGGCCTGCCATTTACTATTGGGCAACTCCTCATGCAGCGCCTCTAGCTCAGTCTTAGACCAGAACTCAGGCCATACCGGATTGCCACTAGGCAGAATTGCCGGGAACTCAATCACTTCCCACTCTTCCCCACCCCGTGCAGCAGCAGCTTTTAGCACCTGCCCCGTCAAATCCCGCTGCGCCCAGCGAGTCATCACTATTACTATAGACCCTCCGGGCTGTAGCCGCTGCCTTGGCCCCGATGTGTACCACTCGTACACCTTGTCGTAGACCTCTGGGTTGCTTGCAGCCATCGCCGCCTCTTGCTCTGAGTGTGGATCGTCAATAATCAGTATGTCTGCACCCTTACCTGTGACTGCGCCACCCACACCAATGGCAAAATAGTCCCCGCCCTTGCTGGTATTCCACCGTCCAGCCGCTTTTGAGTCAGCTTGAAGCTGCAGTTTGGGAAAAATCTCTGTAAAAGCCTCAGAATCCACCAGATTTCGTACTTTTCGACCAAAACCCACCGCTAACTCTGCGGTATGGGACGTTTGAATGACCTTTTTCTCAGGAAACTTGCCTAAAAACCAAGCAGGTAGCAGATAAGATGCAAATTCTGACTTAGTGTGGCGTGGCGGCATGTTAATTATGAGCCGTTTGCACTCTCCACGGGCTACGCGCTCAAATGCATTAGCCATTCTCTTGTGGTGCGCCCCTTCAACGAAGTTAGGCCACACCTTTTTTACAAAAGGCATGAAGTGCTTTACCGCCTCTTCCCGCTTAGACACAACCTCGTGCTCCTCAAGGGAGATGTAGAGGTCACGAAGCTGCGCTTCAGGGATGTTTGGCAGTAATTTAAGCAGGTTCTGCAGATTCTGTGGAGTCATCTATGTTGTCTACTGGCTCGATTAGTCCTAGTTCATCTTCTATGTTCTTTGCTGTTACATCTACTACGCTGCCCTGCAGCAGACGGTTTATCTTTTCTTGGATGACTTGACGTATGTCAGTAGAGGTGCGGTGTGTGATAGTGATCTCGGACTTCTCGGTGAACGCGCCGACATCAGACATCTTTCCTAGTAGCTCTAGGGCGCGTAGTTCGTTTTTAGTGTCTCCGCACGCGCTAATCTCTATTAGACGGTTCGTAATGTACGTACGTGCTTGAACTGCATCTAAGACTACACGGTGGTCGTACTCCGACAGCAGTGCGCCTAGCTTTAGAGCTACTGCACCTTGATACAACTCTGGGGGGTTATGCTGGACAGAGCCAAGTTTCTTCTTGGAGTCCACTTGTGCGAAGAGCTTACGTGCCTTTTCCTCGTCTTCTTCCGTCATCTCAAACGGCATACCTAACTCTGCCATGAGGGTCGCAGTGTTAGCAGCGACACGGGCGTTGTCTTGCAGCGTTCCGCCTACGCACTCCGATAAATTATTGGGTACGGGGAACTTGTTTGTTGGCGATATAGGTGTCTGCATAGGAGGAAGATGCACTCCAAAGCTAAGGTGGCACGAATATAACAGAAAAAATATATGGGGGTGGGGGGTATGCGTTTTAAATGTTGACGGGGGGTGTTTCCTGTAGAGACCCGTGGGGGGTAGGAAGCCCGAAATAAAAAAAGACCCTCCGCGTGGGAGGGTCAAATGGCAACAAACACATGGAATTATATACGAAATTTTTATGGGGGTACTATTTTCAAAATAGCGCTTCGAATGTGCAAC